CGGCCAAAAATCAGAAACAGTTTGTCGTGCAGTTGCTTCCATAACAGCAAGTTGTGCAAGTGACAAACCGACCGTTCATGGTGTAACTGTGAGTGGTGCATGTTGCCCACACTGCTGTTGCTGCTGTTGCCAGGGCAATCGCTGCTAATACTTTTTTCATGGTTGCTCCTTAAAAATCAAGATCGTCAAAGTCTTGAGCTTTGGCTTTTGGGGTTGGTTGGCTAGATTGGCGTGTCTGTTCTTTAGGACGCACTGACAGACTGATAAAGCCTGTTCCTGCTTTGCTTTGCTTTTTCCAGCCAGAGATCCAGTATTCAGTCCCATCAATGTTAATGGAACCGCTCATGTCGGGGTGCTTTTCTTCTGTTTTCTTGTCGTTTTTGAACAAGGAACCACGATTAGTATTATCAAATTCAGCCATTATTTAACCTTTTGCATTTTTGAGTGCAGAACGCACGGTGGAAGACATTTGGTTTGCCAGCCAAACACGTTGATCTGGCTCCAATGCCTGTTCGTCAATCATGGCAAGAGCTTCTTTAGCCTTACCCTGGTCAACCAACTCTGTTGTTCCTGCTGCCAAATCAGTCAGGAAGTCTTTTATTTCTTGAGAAAGGTCGTCACCAATTCCACCACGGGGTGTGACTACCGGAGCATTGCCTTTCTTTTTGACCCCCTCCTCAGTTAATTTTGGAGAAGAGTCCAAGGCATCGTGTTCAACGATTTCAAGCGCTGCAACCCACAAATATCGTCTAAGGTAGGTCTGTACTGCCCCAAGGTTTTGGACCTCGTGACAGCCCTTTAAAGCCGCTGTAGACATGGGTGAAGAGATGGTGATCACCTCTTCTGGCTTTTCCACATTGATGATTCGCATATCAGCATATTCTTTGCTAAAGCTGATGATGCTTGTCAAGCCAACTTCATCAAAGATATTTAAAGCAGGAATAATGAAATCACCAAGCTCAAAATACTTGTAGTTGGCAAATTTGTTGTGGCCTGATTTTTTCAGTTCAACGCTGTGAAACTTATGCCGAGCATCATTTAATTTTTGGTAGATGTTCATTAGTTGCTTCCGTAAATTAGGTCGTATTCTTCTTGCACAATTTTTGTTTGTGTTGCGTCATCAAAATCTTGGAACTCCAAGAAGTGGGTTTCTTTACAGCACGACAGCTTGTGACCCTTAGGCTCCATGCAGTATGGGCAATAAAAAACACCGATGAGGTTTTCTTTAGCTTCTTCCAAAAATGTCTTCATATATTCCTCTTGCATTTGCACTGTTTGGTAAAACTGTTCTTGGCTCATGATTTACGATTCACTGGTTTGGCAAGAAGCCATTTGTCACCTAAGTAACGGATTGATTTAATCCATTCCCGGCAGTTGTGTCGTTGTGTGTGTGTTGGCACACCGTTAACACAATACATTTGTCGAACCTTGATAAGAGCTTGCGTGTTCATTGAGTTCCTTTCGTTAAGCAAGAGCAATGACTGTACATGCCTTTTTTTAGCAAATACATAGGTGTTTACCCCTATTGCACCGTCTTAGTTTTTTGTTAGGCTCACTCTATGAGCCACCTAGACAACATTGAAGAAACCCTGGCATACGACATGATCGTACTTGCCACCGATAGACTGTCCCAGTACCTTGATGAGGACGATTGGGACGCAGCCATCATTGGTGCTTTAATTAGGGCAACAGAAATTGCAAGCAAAAGAAAGGTGAAATCAATACATGAAATCTACGAAACCAAGCCCCTTTGATTGGGCAACAAACAAGGCAACTTTGTTTACCAAGACTGAAAAGTCAAGCATGAACAACCTTGCTGTTGTCAAAACACTGGAACGCAAAACCCTCAACTTTTACTCAAAGGCAAAACTCAATGCGAAATGACTTCCAATACGATGCACCCCGTGCTGGTCTGATGCCAGAGCCTGATGGCTCTTACATTGTTGACCAACAAAAAGCAGCCTTGCTGGATTCTTACTATCAGAGGAAACAAGAAGAGCGGTCCATGCTTGATGATGACGATGAGTTCTGACAATGTCTAAGGGCTCAGCACCAAGACCCTTTGAGGTCAACCACCAAACATTTGCCAACAACTTTGATGCCATCTTTCGCAAGAAGTTTAGATGCCCTGTCTGTGGTTCTGACAGTGGCCGTGAGAGGCAATTCAATGACTACGATAAAGTAGAGTCTTACAAGAAATGTGATTCTTGCAACTTTATATGGGACAGAACATGAAACAAGGTCTATATGCCAACATTCACGCCAAGCGTGAGCGTATTGAAGCTGGGTCCAAGGAGAAGATGCGTAAGCCTGGAAGCAAGGGCGCACCATCTGCTGCAGACTTTAAGAAGTCTGAGAAGACTGCCAAGAAGCCTAAAAAGTAGGTTATAGTGTTTGAAACTTGGCTAGGGTAGCTCCCGAAAAGACGATTCGTTACCGTCCTGCCAGCGTTTCTTTAGTAACGTCTTACCGATAACGTGAGGTAAAAATGTACTTCTATCCGCATCATATTGGCGACTATAAAGCCGCCACTACCTATCTTTCCAATGAAGAAGATCTGGCTTATCGCCGTCTTTTGGAACTGTATTACGACACCGAAAAAGCGATTCAAGACGATGTAGCTCTGCTTTCAAAAAGGCTGAGAGTTACCCCTGAGGCCATCTTTTTTGTCCTTGAAGAGTTTTTTACCCAGACCAAAGAAGGCTGGAAAAACAAACGATGCGATGTTGTTATCAAAGACTACCAAGAGATGTCTGAGAAAAACAGGAAAAATGGTCGTTTAGGTGGTCGCCCGAAAGCCAACAAACAAGAGGCAGAAAACCCAGTGGGTTTCCAGTCGGATACCAGTGGGATGCCAGTGGTAACCCAAGTCAAAGCTAACCATAAACCAATAACCAAGAACCAAGAACCAAACAAACAACCTACGGTTGATCTGCCTGTCTGGTTACCAAAAGAAAAGTGGGAAGCTTTTGTCCAGATGCGTAAGCAGATGAAAAAGCCAATGACCGATTACGCAATCAAGTTGATGGTCAACAAGTTGGTGGGCATGAGGGATGCTGGTCACAATGTGGCAGATCTGTTGGACAGGTCGATCACCAACGGGTGGATGGATGTCTACGAACCCAAGGGTGGTTCAACCCAAGGTGTTATCCAAATGACAGCAGCAGAGCGGCTGAAAAGGATGGCAGGATGATCGGCCATGAACCCCTGATCCGAATGAGGATGTCTGGAGTAGCACCCCAGTACATCTCCATTGAAGACCATCTTTCCTTGAATGCCCATGAATGGCATGAGTGGGATGACTCCCCAACCATCTGCATAGCAAAAGACGACCTGCACAACATGGACTTACGGTTCGTTGTTGGCCTTACCGTTTTTCTGTCAAGCTTTGATGAACGAAGAGCAAAGGCTGTTCACCAGAAGTTGATTGATGCCAAAGCAAGGGTAATCACCAGTTGTGTGTTGCTCCTTGGTCAACCACACTTCAGGCAGACCGGATGGTCAGAAATCTACATTGGGAAATGAAATGGCAATAGTACTAACCCCAGACACAATCGACTTCACCAAGTATCTCAAAGAAACCGACAACCAAACCAAGGTCAAGAAGGCTTCAGACTACATTGATTACATCAAAGCAAGGCTGAGGACCAAGAAGGACCAGAAAGTGTCCTACCTTCCTTGGGACCACACCAAGGAAAACTTTGAGTTTCGCAAAGGTGAGGTAACCCTTTGGTCAGGACAGAACGGTCACGGTAAATCCCTGATGACCTCCCAAGTTGCCCTTTCACTGATAGGCCAGGGTGAAAAGGTCTGCATTGCTTCTTTCGAGATGAAGCCATCAGTCACCCTACAGCGTATGGCAAGGATGTGGATCGGGTGTAACCCTTTCATGCCTGAGTTCCAGGGTGACAGGGGAATTGAAGCCTTAGACGACATGTACGACCAGTTCGGCCATTGGACCGATGGAACCATGTGGCTGTACGACCAGATGGGAACGGCCAATGCCGAGACTGTCATCGGTATGGTTCGATACTGTGCAAAGGAATTGGGTATCTCCCACATCTTTGTTGACAACCTTGCCAAGTGCGTTAAGGGTGAAGACGACTACAACGGTCAAAAGGTCTTTGTTGATGAGCTGACCAGTGTTGCTCGTGACTAC